TGTCTGATGGATTAAGAAGAGATCCACTAGATAATTCTAAACTTCCAGAAAAAGAAAAACTTTGTACTCCATTACCTTCTTTACCACTTGAAATAATGTAATTTGCAGTAATTATATTACCATCATTATCTTTACTAGTTCCTAATTTTTTACCAATTAATCCATCACCAAATAATAATTCATATTGTTCATCTTGTACTTCTTGAAGAAGATATATTCTAGAGTCAGAAGTTACATTAATAATATTATCTACAGGAAAATATTCTGTTCCCAATCCATCATCATTTTCATTTTTAATATACACTTTAAGTGTAGAAGTATCGAGAGATGAATTATTAATAGTAAACTTTTGATCTAAGGATCCATCATATGTAAATTGCTTTGTTAAATATGTTCCTTCATATAGTTCTATATTTTCAAATGATGCTTCTAATTTACCTGTTGTTGTTTCTTTAAAAGTCTCTGTTATACTTTCTGGAATTGAAAATACATATGAAGTATTATTAGCATTTCCTGTACATATAAGACCTCTCTTAAGCGTTACAGTGCCCGAATCATCACCATCAGGTCTTTCTACATTAAAACTTATTTCTGCCTTTGCTGCCGTCTTAGAACGGGGTACATATCCTATATTTCTAGCTAATGAAACTACATTTTCACGTAGAGTTGCAGAATCCAAAAAGGATTCATTAACAATCATATTAGAATTAACTGCAGTAATATACGTATTATATGCTAATACATCAATTAATATGGAAAAATTAGACCCTTCAAAGTCAAAATCCTGGAAATCTGAGTTTGCACGAAGATAATCCTTAATTGAAGTCTTTATCTGGTCAAAATCTAAGTTTGTGTATTTAGTGAACCCCATTTTATCTTGTTGCTTCTAAAATGAATGTAAATTCTTGTGTTGGAAACTCTTGTCCAATGATATCAAATAGAACCGTTACATCAAATGAATTTCTTTCTGGTGTAGGATTAACTTGAACTTGTACATTATCTACTCTTGGCTCAAAATTATCAATTGCAATCTCAATTTGACTCTGAATAACTGATGCAGTACCAAAATCAACGAATCCAAATAGGCTACTTCTTACTTCAGAACCTAATAACGAGTTAAAAAAGCGTTCAGTAGGTATAGTTTCGACTATATTTCTTACAGATCTACGTATCGCATTCTCATTCTTTAATATTGGTAGGTCTTTTGTTATTGGATGAGGTTCAAAAGACAATGTTATGTCTTTAAATGCTCTCGATATCCTTTTAATCGCCATAAACAAGGAGTTTTTCTTTATTTATACGTGATTTTACATAAAAAAAGTGCCTCTTTCGAGACACCTCGGTTATTTTCCTTGTCCTCGGTACTTTTTACGAGCCGAGTTACGAGAGGTTGCCGAATATTTTGTGTGTTTTCCGTTTCCCTGACGAGATTTTTTCGGAAAAGCAAGAATTTGCTCTGAACCCCATGCTCCAGTCTTTGATCTTACTGCCATTTTGGTTAATTTTCCTCTTTTTTAGTTGAAATTTTCTTTAATACCTTATTTAATGACTCAGAAGGTAGTAAAGCCGTGATAATTAGTCCTAAAAATACTGATATAAGCACTTTTGACGACAAAAGTTGCAATATAAAAATAAGAAAGGCACTAATACCGAAAACTTGCCACTTGTTTTTGACAATTTCCAGTATTTTTTCACTTGTTATAGATGTTTTTGATGCCATTTAATCGTCCTGATAGATTTCAGTCTTTAAATCTTGAGGATTTGGAACACCTGTCTGATAATATTCAATCGACAAGTCTTCCATCCTGTCAAAGTATTCCATCTGTGTTAAACCAGAAAAAATTTGTTTCCCGTTACGGTAGATGTTATACTTTTCTGTCATTAAATTACTCTTGTTTTTTCGTGTCCGACTCGAATTCTTGGATCACACCAGATTTCGAAGCCTGCCTCTTTTGCATCTAGGCAGAATGAGACATCTTCACCACACATGTCTTGAACTTCGCCTGACTCGAAGACTTGCATCTTTGGAGCAAACCATGGATATTTCATTTCTTCGTGTTCAAATACTCCATTTTTAATGAGTAACCATCCAAAACCTGTATAATCAACAGTAAATGGTTTGCGACGCTTTGAGATACTCTCTACGGTTTCATGATTCATTACTCCACCATTACTTCTGAAGTCTTCCTCATCTAACCAGTGTGCAACACTTGTAGTTCTACCATCTTCTGTAGCATACCAACCACCAGCAATATCTTTATCCATTAATATTAACTGCCAGAACTTCTCACTATTAAACATAATATCACTATCAATCCATAATTGATAATCATATTTTAATTTCCCGTCCCATGGTTTCTGTTCTGGTCCTCGCAGTACATTAGCTCCAAGGCATTTGCATCTTGCAAAGTTTACCATGGAGGAATAATCCTGCGAAATTTGAATGCTCGCACCAGATTGTACTAAGTCAAAACAAAGTTGTACGAAATTTTTTAGATATGAATATGATACTCCTCTACCAGGTAAGCAAAATACTATGGCTTTTCCCTTCACCATCTCTCTTGCCTTATCATAGTCCCATTCTTGATCTTTCTTTTTGCTTTTGGGCGATTTTGCCTTTACTGTAAATCCTTTAGCCATAAGAATAATAAGTTACATTCGAATCATACTCCATTATATAGCATTTGTCAAGTTAATCCTGTTCGGTTATAATTGCTTCTTTTCCGTCCATTGACCATCTTAACGGGGTTTCTTCGAACCATCCCATTTCATTAACGACTGCTTCTGGAATTATTGTATAATACTCCCCAGTTACTGTATCAACTTCTATGGAGGTAAAAATTTCACCAGAATTTTTTTGCATGTTTTTAAATCCCACCGTCGATTTTATATAGGGAAAAAAATTTTTGTATAACGGGAAACATTTATCTCGCTTCCGTAACACTTTGTAGACTAGGGGTTCCTTCGGTTTTTATAATAAAGGGGGCATCAACGCCCCCAACTGTCCAAATCACGAACGAATGCTTTTAACGTGTCACTGCGAACCGATCATTATTGAAATTTGCATATGAGAAAGCACTGCGATCAACCAGTTTGAAATATCCAAAGCGGGTGACCATGACATACCCCTCACCTTGAGTGGGTTCATTATAATTGACATATGTGTCAAAGTCTGCATCATCCTCACATAGATCCAAAGCATGTAATTTAATTTCGTATACTGTATGCCATAGATCAATCAACGAAGCAGAGCATAAACCAGCATCTTCAAATACATCCCCGTCAATCACTCTGCCCTGACGAATAAGGTGGTTTAAGTTGATCCTAATTTTACTTGCTGTTCGCTCATCCACAAAATCAACATCCTCTGCAAGTCTCTTTGCACGATCAACCATATTTTGAAGAGAGTAAAAAGCATCCTCATTATTAGTGGTAAACGCAGAGGGTTGCACGTACTTTACACGTGATCCGCTTTCTAACTTCTCAACTAATGGCATTGCGATTGCATCACGCAAATCATCCACGGCATAGTATTTTGTATGAGGTGCTATAATAATTTCTTGGGTTACGACCTCAGGGAACTTATAGGTTAACGTATTTGGTCTGTAATTCTTAGCACCACCTAACCCAATAAAATCACCTTGATAGATGTTCTTAGTGATTGGCAGATATGCCAAACAGTTCAAAAGGATCTCATGTAGTGATGACTTATAACAATAAAACCTGTCTATGTCTGCTGGAGTTTCGCAGATCATAATTTTCTTTTTGTTGAAAACTGACTTCGTGCCAACAAACTGGCGACCAGTTGCAGGGTTACGACCCCAAACAATAGCGGGTGCTCCATCGATTTTAAGTGAGAGTAAAAGGGGCATTAAAAAAGCATCTAATACAGAAAGGTCTCCTGTTAAGATGCTGTCTTCGGGGTGTTCTAGGTGTGTGTTTTTCATACCTTCATTATAACGGATAAACAACCCCCGTGTGGGGGTTGAGTGGACAGTTTGGAAACTGGTTAGACCAGTGAATTTAATCTTGATTGTGGAATTTCTTTAGCGTCTCTGGCACCCCACTTGTTGATATGACGTGAAGTTGTTACTGACCAAAACTGATCCGTTTTTACGAATCCTTCACCGAAGATGTATGCTGCAACAGGTGTGCGGTATGAAAACAAAATCCTTGCGTCCTTTGTTTCTACTTCGGTCATGTTGGATGCGATTGGTGTTAGTTGCATTGATGCTCCTATTGGTGTATACGTTTATTATAATAGAAACGGGGACGAATAAAAGTCCCCGTGTGCCAGTTTGTGAATTGGTTGGCTAATCGCTGAGTTTACCACGTCCTCTCCATGCGTTGAAAGGTCTCTTTAACTGTCTCTCATTCTGAGCAAATTCCTGTAGAAAATAGTCAACGGTAAACTCATTCTCCTTACAGAATTGTTCAATTTCAGAATAGATGGATGCAGGATAGTTTGTCATGTGAAAATCAGTTTTGTTTACAGATGGGAATTTTTTCATTAATATTCAATGTCAGAGTTAAAGTACGCATCGACATCAAATTTAGTGTCTTCCGTGGTTTCAGATAATGCCTGTTCCATTAGAATGGCGATTGCTTCATCTTCAAATCTTGGATCAATCATGTGAATAATTCGTTTGACTCTTTTAATATAACAGAAAAATCCCCCGTGTGGGGGATTGGTGGACAGTTTAATTACTGGAACAGTGGACGCATATAATCTTTGAATTCTTCTCTCATACTGTCTGCAAGGATGCGAAGTTGATTTTCATTTGAATTGTTGCCACTTGCAACCAATTCGTCGTAACATGCCTGAGAGATGCCCTTATTAGTAAGGTCGTATTCGTGAAGTGCAACGTGTTTGAAAAAACTCATAGATTCTCCTTAGGTACTCTTTAATAATAACAATAAAAAACCCCCATGTGGGGGCTGGTGTGCCACTTAATTAAATGGCACTACGTTCCTCCCTAATATACAATTCTTTGTCTATCATGTCAGAGAGCTCTGGTGCTATGTCCTCTTTGAGGCAGCTGCGTAGGTAATTACTGGACGCTCTGCGTATGTCGTCCAGTGTTAAATCTTCCATCTGATAATTCATTGGCACACTAATGATCACAGTTGCTACACTGATACACATCTTCGTTCCAGTGTTCATTTAAATCCAACACACCTAAACGATTCATGATAGTGTCATATACTTCCATACCTGATCGGGACAGACGATTACATGTATAGTCCCACCCTAGATCGGACAGGTCTTTTAATAACTGTGGGTCAGTTTTTAACACGTTTTTATAAAGTTTCATTTAGATAGACTCCTCTAATAATTGAATCGCATTTTCTAGGACTTCATCAATAGTAAATGATGTACCCTCATTATCTTTGGGTAACTTACCAAAACCGCATAGTTTACCCATTTCTCTAATATCATAGAGATCGCATAGTAAATCGGAAATGTTCATTGGCACATGTCCTCAAATCTTTGGTTTGCGATCTCAATCTGCTTATCTTCATCAAGATAGGGAAATGCTTCGCATACTTCATCAAAGATTGAAAGAAGTAAGTCTTCGTGATGTAATGTTGACATAGGTGGGGTCTCCTTTGTTACTCTTTTATTATAAGGCATTTTATACCCTATGCGTGGTAGTGTGTGACACATATTAAACTGTCCTACAGATAACCCGCAACTTGCATTGCTGGTTCATCATAGAACCATGAGATAGAAACATTCGGGAACAATGCACGAAGACGACGACAGATTGCTTCGGGTGGAGACCATGCGGTTTGAAATTCTGCGGTGAAAGATTCTAACTCATCTTTCCATCTTTCCTCCTCAATTTCAACTTCGTGCACATCCCATTTAGTGTCCCAATTTTCAAGTCTCCAGTCATACCATCTGGTGTCCTGTGTACCATCAGAAAATTCTGTGACTGTTCCGAACACCTCACCGTTCGGTGATTTCATTTCACGAACTTTAGGAAGTTCTCCTTTAAAAGGAATTTTTGACCAGTCTGGTTCGGGGATG